ATGAAATTCTAGATAGATATTTTACATCTACCTATGAGTATCACGAAGAATATCAAAAGATTAAATCTAGTAGAACTGTAGAAAAATTATTGAATGTATGAATAAAGGCATCTTAATTTTTGCTCATAACGGTCCTGAAGTAGATTATGGTACCATGAGTATAATTGCTGGCGGCCTAGCAAAAAAACATCTAGGATTACCAGTAAGTCTAATTACAGATAAATGGACAATCGCTTGGCTTAAAGAATCTAATATGTATGCAACGGCCGAGTCAGTGTTTGATAAAATTATTGAAATTGAAAAGCCTCGAACAAAAAATACAAGAAAACTGCATGATGGATTTCATAGCCAGGTAATTCCATTCGTTAACTCTAACAGATTTTCAGTTTGGGATATTAGCCCTTATGACCAAACACTATTAATTGACAGTGATTACTTAATTTTTTCCGATCGATTAAATGAATATTGGGATGTAGATAGTAGTGTAATGTTGGGGCATTCAATGAATGACATTACCGGAGAACGCAGTGGTATATTAGATCAACGAGTCAGCGAAACTAGCGTTCACATGTTTTGGGCTACCACTGTAATGTTTACCAAAAACGAAGAAAGTCGTTTCTTTTTTAAATTAGTAGATTTCATTAAAGACAATTATGTATACTATGCTGATTTGTTTAGATTTGATCCGAGACAATATAGAAATGACATTGCATTTAGTGTTGCTAAACATATAATGAACGGATTTGAAACAGAGTTCATTTATACTTTACCTCCTATACTAACTGTGTTTGACAAAGATATGTTAGAATCTGTAGAAGATACCAAGTTAACATTCTTAATTGATAAACCACTTAACTGCGGCGATTTCTGGGCAGCAACTACTGACGGTCTAGATGTACACATTATGAACAAACAAAGCATAATGAGACACAAAGAAAAACTACTGGAGTTAATATGAACTTTGGTTATTTGATTGTAGTTGCTTCAAATCCAGATGTAGATTATCTTAAACTGGCCTATGCGTTGGCGTTGAGTATTAAAAATACTCAGAAACCCGGATATGATAAAGTTGCACTAGTAATAGATAATCTAGCATTAGTCAAAAAGTTAAAAAGCCCTTGGGTGTTTGATCATGTTATTCATTGGGATAAAGAAACATACTGGGACGGTAGAAGCTATATGGATCAACTGAGTCCTTTTGATAATACAGTGTGTCTTGATGCCGACATGTTATTCTTAAGAGATTATAGTCATTGGATTGATTACTTTGTAGAAAATTCTGAATTGTATGTTCCTTCTAGAGCATTTACCTACAGGGGTGAAGTAATTACTAACGATTATTATCGTAAAACATTTACAAAAAATAATCTACCTAATCTGTACTCGATGTTTACATTTTTTAAGAAAGATTCTGCTCTTGCAAAAGAATTTTTTGATCTAGGTAGATATATTATAAAAAATCCTATAGAGTTTAGCAATTTATATTTGAGCAAACAAAAACCAAAAGTTGTCGGCACAGATGAAGCATTTGCATTAAGTGCTAAAATTTTAGATATCGATAGCGAAATTAGTTATGATTTAGAGTTTCCAAATATTGTTCACATGAAACCTATGATACAAAATTGGCAGTGGACAGCAGATCGAGTCACTGAACATGCAGGATTTTATTTCGGTACCTCCGGTAATTTAAAAATTGGAAATTATCAACAGCATGGCATCGTACATTATGTTGAAAAAGATTTAATAAACGACGAAATTGTCAGTATGTTAGAGGAGATTGCATGGGACAAGAACTAATAGATTTCGACGAATGGATTAGGCTCCCAGTTAACGAAACCATTGAATACTATGCAACATTTAAAGACGACGGGTCTTTAATAGGAGTTTATCCTTCACTTACCGCTGATAGTAGTGCTAATAAAATAAAGATCGATGATGAGATAGCAACAGCAATTACCAGTGGTGTTGAGAATTTATTCTCTTATAAAGTGGATATACCAACTCGGAAACTCCTTAAGATAAACAAATTCTCAACGCACAATTTGATAAAAATCGATGATGTACTCCATAGAATTATAGATAAAAAATGGTCAAGCATTGATGATCCGGACATTACAGTTGCTTACACTGGCAGTGGAGTATTAACATTTTCTATGAACTCACGGTATGCTAACAATATTATCTGGGATGGTGATACTGTAATGATTTTCTTGATAACTGAATATAATGATCCTAATGCATTAATTGAAATGATCAGTATTAGAGCAGGTGATATTACAGAAAGTGCAAAATCGTTTAATGTAGTATTACCTAAAAAATTCAGTATCTATACAAGAAGAATTTTTGACAAATATGTATTTGAGGCAGAATGAAAACAGTAGAATTAGACATTGTATTTTTGAGTTATGACGAACCTAATGCAGACAAACACTACGCCGATCTGTGTAATAAATTACCTTGGGCAAAACGTGTTCACGGTATAAAAGGCAGCGATGCTGCTCATAAACGTGCCGCTGAATTATCAGAGACCGAATGGGTAATTACTGTTGATGCTGACAATATTGTTGATCCTAAATTTTTTAATTTAGAAATTGATACAAGCAATCCTAAAATTCAAGTCTACAGTTGGCTGGGAAGAAATAAATTAAATGGATTACTGTACGGAAACGGCGGCTTGAAGATTTGGCGTAAGGATTTTATTCTCGATATGAAAACTCACGAAGCAAGCAATAGTGATCGTGCGCAAGTGGATTTTTGTTGGGAAGACGGTTATCGCCAATTTAAAGAATGTTATAGCGAAACTGTTATCTCTGATTCACCGTTTCAGGGATGGAGAGCAGGATTTCGTGAAGGTGTTAAAATGACCCTACTAGACGGAGTTAAAGTCCCTCCTCAAGAAATCAGTGAACGTGTTTGGTGGCATAATTTGCATAGATTACGTATGTGGTCAACAGTTGGTGCTCATGAAGAAAACGGACTCTATGCTGTATATGGTGCTAGATTAGGCACTTGGTTAGCAAACTGTACCGACTGGAATTATGTAGAGGTTCGAGACTTTGAAATCCTTAAAGGTATTTGGAATCAATATGGAAAACCTTTTGAAGATGATGCCGGCAACGGACTAGTTGATGAAATCAAGTTGTTAGGTGAAAAAATTAAATTAGAATTAGGATTTGATTATCCTTATTTAGATAGTCAACAAAGCAAGTATACACTAGACCTGTACGAAGAAACTATTAAACTAACAAATACATATATGAGGGCAACCGATGGTCTATGATGTTTTTTATGTAAGCAAAAATATTATTGATGAGCAAGATTGGAAACAATTTCGTTCTAGATTTCCATCTGCTCAAAAAATTGAGAATGTAAAATCTTTTAATGACATTAGAAAAAAAGCATTTACAAAATTATTCTGGGTAGTTTGGAACGATTTAGAAATTGTTGAAAATTTTGATTTTAGCTATCAAGTTCCAGAATGGGATCAAAATTATATCCACGTTTGGCTAAATGCCACTTCATATGATGGTGTTGTCTTGTTCGGTAAAAATTCCGAACCAACTCAAAAGGAATTTGAACACAGATTCTTTACTAACAAAAAAGAAATTTCTGTTGTAGCAAGTATTCCCAAACATTACGATCAATTTGTTATTTCTAATTATAATGATTATTTAAACGCACTAGATACCACACGCACTGAGATGTTTTGGGGCGTCTGGAACAACGTCGAAGTTATTAATCAAAAAATATTTAACACATATTTTAGTCATCACGCTAGACAAAGCAGAATTGAAAATCATGTTTTTAAAAATGTCTGTAATGATCAAGAATCGTTTGTTAACGGAGTTGTTTTGTTTAGCAAAAATACTGTTGTATCTCAAAAAGAGATCGACTATAGATTTTTAATTAATAAAAAAGAATATGATATTATAGCAAGTCGAAATAGATATCCTAGGTATATAATTTCTACCTACGACGAATATTTAGATATTTGTAAAACAGAAACACAATCGTTGTTTTGGTGCGTTTGGCCAGACATCGATATTACTGATAATACAATTTTTAATTTTTACTTTGATCCTTTTAACGGCGAATATGATTATGATAGAACTGTAAATCATATGTTTAAAAATCAAGTAGGCAGTGAAGAATCTTTCATTAGTGGTATTGCATTGTGTTCTCCAGGTAAACCTGTATCCAAAAAAGAAATCGAACATAGATTTTTTATGGATAAAAAAGAACACGATCGAGTAGTAAGTGGTGCTAGACCCTACGAAAAATTTGTTATTAATACTTTTAAAGACTACGAGTATGCCATGGCAGCAGCTACAACAGATATGTTTTGGATGATTCCCCCAGAAGTTGAACCGTTAGATGATTTTAAATTTGATCTGCATTTTCCCTATCAGAACAATTACGAACGTGGAATAAATCACGTTTTTAAAAATAAAGATGTAGAAGAAAACAAATATAACGGAATCATGTTGTTGTCAAAAAAAGCACCGGTATCTTCTAGAGAAATTGAGTATAGATATTTGATTGAAAAGAAAGAATATGATACTGTGGCAAGTAAACTTAAATTATATGATATTGTGTTTATTAGCTATAATGAACCTAATGCCGACGAAAACTATAAAACATTATGTAATAGATTTCCTAGAGCAAAGCGTGTGCATGGTGTAAAAGGTATTCATCAGGCACACATTGCTGCTGCCAAATTGTCAACAACGCCGATGTTCTGGGTAGTTGACGGTGATGCCATTATAGAAGATAATTTTAAATTTGATCTATTATTACACAAGCATGATACTGACATTGTGCATGTGTGGCTAAGCCGTAATCCTATAAACGGATTAACATACGGTTATGGTGGCGTTAAATTATTGCCTAAGCAACTGACAGAAAATATGGACTTGTCTAATACTAAAATCGACATGACAATGTCAATTAGTGATAAATTTAAAGTTGTGCAAGAAGTTAGCAATATTACAGCATTCAATACAGATCCTTTTAGCACATGGAAATCAGCATTTAGAGAATGTGTAAAATTAGCCAGTAGACCTATTGACGCTGGCTATCAAGAAGAAACTGAAGATAGATTAATTACTTGGTGTAATATTGGAACTGGAAAACTTTACGGGGAATATAGCATAGCAGGAGCTCGGGCCGGAAAACAATACGGGTCAGAAAACATTGCTGACCCTGTACAACTAACAAAAATTAATGATTTTGAATGGCTGCTAGAGCAGTTTCAAAATCCGTCTCCCCTAGCTTGATGCTCTTTAAAATTGTTTTTATTTGGTCTAGAGTTTCCTTTGTGAGTCCAGATCCTATCAATAGGACTATCTTCTCCGCAGGTTTTAGCACAATACATTAGTTTAGCATCATCGTTTTTATCCCACGAATCTGCATAGACCAAATTAAGATGATTCTTTTCAATAATTTCTTCTAAAGAATATTTGTTTAGATTAAAATAGTCTTTGCCGTAGTCTTCTATTTTTTTCTTAAGTTGTAAATTTTCAACAATGTTATGTGTGGTTCCAGACATGGTTCCTATATAACAGCAGGGAAAAATTTGTCCTGTACTGCTGACGTAGATTTCTCTCAGGCCGCCCCAAGTTTCAGATTTACAAGAAATAGTTTTGTTATTAGACTGCGTGTAGTCAATAGGCTTTTCTTGAAAAGTTTTTCCGTCATAAAGTTTGATTGCTTCATTATGCGGATCAATAATTTCTTTTTTATAGATAGTTATAATTGAAGTATTAACTTCAGGTAATAGATCAGTAAGAACTCTATTTTTTGTGTAGTTTCTATTGTCTAGATCTTCAGGCGGCTCTAACCAGTATTGAAAATCGCCTTCTTTGTTTAACGCCGCTACTCGAACTAGATCATCATTGAAATATTCAAAACCCAATGCCTTTTTTGGCGCAAAATTGTTAAATCCTAATTCTTCTGATAATTTTTTAGCTTGATGTATTTGGTGTTCGTTGTGTTTGAAAATTAAATAATCCCAAGCAGCGTTTCCGCCAGCACCGATATAAGCCTTTACATTACGCATTAGTGTTGTCCAGTCTACATTTCTTCTATACAAGTGATTAGTATCTTCTAATCCGTCGATTGAAAAAATAATACGCAGACGTTTTTCAAACTTTTTAGATACAGCTCCGAGATGCGCCCAATTTGATTCGTTCCTAATACCGCCGTTGGTATTAAATGTAATATAGATTTTTTCATTGTTTTCGTAAATATAATCAACGATTTTAAAAACATCTTTGGCCATCATTGGGTCGCCAACTGTACCACAGAACATAAAATGATTTAGTTTTGCAATAAGTTTCGGTTTAAACCATTCTTTAAATTGATCAATAGTAATTTGTGCAAGTTCTAAGTCAGGTCTAACAATCTCACTACCTTGATAGTATCGAGGGCACATGGGGCATGCCGCATTACAATAGCTAGAAAGTTCAACATGAATTTGTGCTAATAATTCTTTATTCCAAAAGTTGTTCATTTGTAATTCCTAATCAACTCGCCGAATTCAGGAAAAGTTTTATAGTAATCTTCTTTTCTAAATTCATCATGTACTGATATTTCTCTTTTGAAATTATCCCAACGCCATTGTTCAAATTTTCCATCTTTTACAAATTGTATAATTCCCGGCAACTGTCTCCAGACTGATTCGTAGGACCTATCGATGGTTTCTAATTTTTTACAAATTTCTTCTTTAATAGAATCGGGAAATATTTGACTACAGTAATAGTCGGGGTAATGAACTAAATTTAAATAGATGTTCCAATCCTTTTGAAAGAATTCAACAACTTCGGGGATATAATAGACATTTAATGCACTTATAGTATGGCAAACGTCAAAGTACAAATTCGGTCTATCTTTCGACCATTCTTTCGCCTTAAGCATATTTGCGTATACTTCATCCCATTTTGCAGGATGTCTCATAAACTCAAATCTTTCACCGATTCCGTCTATACTGAATCCTATACTAACAAATTTAAAATTTTCCAATAAAGGAAGAAGTTCTTCGGGCCACTGAGTTCCGTTTGTGTTATAGTGTAGGCTCATATTTTTAGCCCAATTATTCTTTACACAGGTTCTTATGAATTCCCATTGCTGTTTAATTAGCCAAGGTTCGCCACCGTAGAAGTCTACAACTACAATTCCTTCTCCAATTTTATCTAGATTAGCCCATAGGGGACTTTCTTTTTCCCAGCTATCGTTATAACTTTTTGAATCAATTAAAAATGTTTTGTAGTCAGTTTTTGTTTTATCGACTTTTGTTTCATAAAATTCTTTAAGCCACTGACTACTGCTATAAGGATGACAGGTGCGACATTTAATATTACAAGTATTACCCATGTTAAGTTCAAGGGTTTTAATGCCGTCGCCTTCTTTAAAATTAAATTTTTTATTATCTCTAATTCGTTTACTGTCTCTTCCTGCATCTTCTTCGTTCCAACATTTAGAACAACTAGGATGACGTTTTCCTTGGCGAAAATATTCACGGACTTCGTTCATCCATGGTTCTGTCCATAAGTCTTCTAGAGACTTATTTAAAACTCTTCCTTTGGTTTGCCCATCTATCATGCAACAGTGTTTTACTGTGCCAGTAGAATTAACGCTTAGATTGTGCGATGCATTAACACAATAAAACTCATTTTCCATAATTTAGATATTCCTGTTTGCACAATTCCATAAACTCGTGATACTCTGGAAATAGTGTGTAAAAATCTGTAGAGTTTCGTTTATCAGTTTCGTTAAAAAAAACATAAAAATCTCTGCGACCCTTTTTAATTTTTTCCAGATCAACAGGATTCTGTCTCATGTAATCAACTACACGTTTGAAAACTTCATATTCAATTTCATTAAACCCTGTTTGACTACCTTCTTTGACAAAATTAGATTTGATAAATTCTAGATTGTCATCCATATACTTATTAAAACTTTCTGGTAGGATGTTTATCATCCAATGCGGAGGCTCTTTTAAATATGGTGTATCAAACTGCACACGTTGATGCCATTGAGATCCTGGGAAATCTTTTCTTAGTTCTAGAATCTTTTCTAAAAGTGTTCTAAAATTTGCAACCGTTAGCACATTAAATGTGATCATAAAGCTGATATCTTGTTGTGGCAGATTCTCTAGATAGTAGCGCAAATTCTTTTCCCAGAGAACAGTATCGAGTCCTGTACGAATGTATTCTGCTTGTGGTCCCCATGTATCGATACTAGTGTACAATTTAAAGCCTTTAATTGCTTTCTTTTCTAACAACACTTTTACATGGTCTACTAATTTTTGTACCAGCCTATGGGTAATACCTAGATTGCTGTTAACATGGATTTCTAGATTGGGTTCTGGATCATCCTCAAGCATCTTTAACAATTTAAAAGTATTAGGATTCATTAAAGGTTCACCACCAGTAATTCTAAATACACGTAGGTCTTTCTTTAGACTAGGCCACCACTCCCAGAATGCATCTACATAAGGGTTAGGATCGTCTTTATTAAAGAAGTCGCTATGCTCTAAAAATTCAATACCGTATTGATTGTAGGTTAGATCGTAATTGCCGTGACGCTTAATTTCTTCCATCCACGAACTAGATGCTTGTGGACAACAATAACCGCAACGGAAATTGCATCCGTTGCCAAAGCTAACTTCTAGATGCCTGGGATTCCAATTAGATTCCCAACCTTGTTTAATAATATCTTCAAATGTATCACCTATGTAATTAGAGCTGTGTTTCATGCGATCGCTAATGTGATCTCCTTCTAGATCTTCGATGTTCCAGCAGTAGTAGCACTCTTCCGGACGACCGCCTTCTAACATCAATTTACGTTGAAGTTTTTTCCAAGGGGTATTATGCAATGCACTAGGATTGTCTTTTAATAGATCCTTGTCGATTTTATGTGGACGTGGATGATAGCAACTGTGATTGTCGCCCATATGTAGGTATAGTGTTTCCATATTCCACTTTGCCAAACAAAATCCCTTGCCTACTGTGTTTAACTTATCACGGGTTTCGTGAATAATTTCGATGTATTTTTTCATTTAATGTTCCTGTACCATTCTGCTAATTGTGGAAAAGTTTCAACAAAATTCTGTTGTCTTCTTTTATCATGCTCTGTAAAAAACTCTTTTAGATCGCTAGCATGATGATTTATGTCTGTTGCACTATACTTATTATCTTCGATCATCTTGATATTTCGTTCTACTTTATCTAACTCAAAAGGTTTAAACCCTTTAAATGTATTGTTGTATGCAATGATGTTAGTCTGCGTGGCCATCCATTGTTGTACGGATTTTAATTCGGCTATTTGTTCACTGGATGCATTAAACACACTTAACCATTTGGGACTACGTAATAGTGGTATATCAAACCATACTCGTTGAAATGGTTCGTCTATTGTTTGTTTATCTTTAGAAAATTCTTCTCGAAGCTCTAGTATGAATTCTAAATAGTTTTTAAATTTTGGAATACTTAATAAATTAAATGTGTTAATAAAGCTGACACTGGTATTTTTAGTTTCTTTTAAAAATCTATAGACATTCTTTTTTAGTGTTTCAAATATTAAGCCGTTTCTAAGATATTCTGCATGTTCATTAACGCTGTCTAAGCTGACATACAAAATAAAATGTTTGCAGGCTTTATCTTGATATTTGTACAAATAGGTAAAACTACCATCCTCTAGAGCATGTCCTATTTCTGGAAATGTTTGCGGTATATCTTTTCTTTCTATGCTAGGCAAAGAATTATTATGATAGGCTTTTTCTTCTGCACCTATTACAAAATGCGGCCACGTTTGCCACTCTGATCCATCTTTAGGATCGGGAACATAACATTCTACATCATAGTTAACTGAATCTAACAGTTTGACTTTTTCTAAAAATTTATCAAATATGTCCTGTCTAGGGGGACACATATTACTGGTTATACCTAGTTCTAGATTTTTATTAGGATGACTATAAACATAGTCTATTATCTTAAAGGTATTAGCATCTAATAAAGGCTCACCGCCAGTCATTCTAAACACTTCTAAGTCTTTGTATATCTCAGGCCACCACCGCCAAAATGCCTGTACATACGGATTGTTTTTATTAGATTCTTCAACAGGCATTAAGCCTATGTTCTTCAACGTAATAATATCGTTGTGAGCTTGCCCGTTTATTTTGTATGGACCAAACTTCTTAACTTCGTTTTCCCACTCACTGCTAAGATGTGGACTGCAATAGGCACATTTAAAATTACAAGTTTGATTGAAATTAACTTCTACATAAGTAGGAACCACATTAAAATCAAAAGGTTGTTTTGCAATTTCGATTATTTTATTTTTGGCCCAGTGTTCACTACTACGATAATATCTATCACTGACATGACCAGCATCTTCAATTTTCCAACAATAGTCGCAACCAGCAGGGCGCTGTCCCTCGAGCATTAATTTACGCTCTTGAAATTTTTGTGTTGTATTATGTAATGCCGCCGGATTATCTGCAAGTTGATTAACATCAATTGAGTGTGTCGGCGGATGATAACAGCTATGGGTCTTGCCGTTTGTAAGATGAAGGCTGACCTGCAACCATTTTGCTGCACAAAATGTAGGACTTACGTCATCTATTAATTGTTTAGATGATTCAAAATCCTTAACATAAAAAGTATTTTTCTTTTCTGCCACATTCTTATTTAAAAAAGTCATTAGATTGATTTTGAATATCTTTTTTCAGTCTGTCGACATCGATTTTAAAATCAATCTTTTTTATGTCTTCTTTATACTCAGCAAAAGTTTCTACTAGTTTATTAGCAATAATATCACTATGACTATTAGATAGTTGTTCTTTAATATTGATTTCCCATATCCTACCATTGCCGAATTCCAACCTAATTGTTTCTAGGTAGTGAACCGGCATGGTATTCATATAAAGATCTTCAAACACCTCTGGCCATTCTTGTATAAGATGCCTCGGCGGTTTAAACAAGGGTTTAGGCACTTTCAGCTTCTTTGGCCTTTGCCGCTTTCTTTGCTGGTGGATCTAAATCGTCTGCTTCTTTACGTAGCCGTGCAGCTTCTTTGTACATTGCATCTGCTTGACTACGATAGCTCTTGGCAATGTCTTTATCCGTTAGCACTTCGTTGCTAGGTGCTTTAAGTGGAGCCGGTTTTTCAGCCTGTGGTGAAAGATCTTTAACTTTGACTAGTTCTTCGGGTTGATCTTTTGGAGCCCCTGCCACAAATGTGCATAGGTCATCAACGGCACAGTTCCTTTGTTCAGCAATTAAAGTATTAAGCTGATGCAACGGAATTTCGCTACCAGGAGACGGGTTCATTACAACATCATCAGTCGGAACCTTAGCCATTCTTCCGTCGGCTCTAAGAGCTTGCAACATGGGACGGCCATCGGCGAATGATCTGGTAAACAATATTTCACCAAATTCAAATGCAGCTTGTGCTTCATTGGTCTCAACAAGTTTCATGATATTGTCATGATATTCGTCGGGCAAACTAGCAACTGGAATTACCAATGCTTGATTAGATTCACCGGGTAATGTTCTAAAAGCCACAAGAACTTTCGAACCTGCTTTTTTCATTTTTCCTACATGTTTTAATGATTTCATCACTGATCCTTTTTAGAAACAGCCTCTAAGAAAGTGTTGAGTTTATTATAAATCTTACCAACGGCTTCTAGTTCAGCTGCTTTGAACGCTCCACGTTGACTAGCTACATCTAAGATACTTCTTAATGCGGCTAGGTCATTAATGTTTAAATCGGGTGCTGCTGCCTGTGTCTCTGGTTGAGCGGCAGGTGCCGCTTCTGGTGCTTTAATTTCTTCAGTCATGTGTTTCTCCTTATATGTGGACATGCTAACATAAAATAGGTTAGCTCTTTATGATCTTCAAATCCTACAAAAGTAGCAGTCTTTAGTTTCCCATCTTGGGAAATAGTTGGCTGACGCTTTACATAGTATCTTCCTGCTAGTTTGGATTTAATCCAAGTTTCAACTTCACTGCCAAACAGGTCTCCGTCTGCAAGTTTAATTTTTGCAAATTGAGGAGCCACAAAATCAACTTCTCTGTGGCCCAAGATGTCAAGAGCATTAAGTTTTAACATAGTGATATTTAATAGAATTAAATTTTAGTCGTTGGATTCTTGGCTTAATCTTTTATTGAGTGCTTTTGCTGCACCCATTTTTCTAACATCGCCAGAAAATAGATATAGTTCAAATGCAGCTTTTTCGGACAATACTTTGATATATCTTTTTTGTAAATGAAAGGGTGAATCTAGATATTGATCTAACCAAACTAACACCTGAGGTCCTATTGTTAGATCTTTTGGAAGTTCAATTTTGTAAGTTTTAATTTCAGATTTGGTTTCTACAAATTCTAAACATTGATCGGTCATCCGCAAGCCGCCAACTCCTTTGTCTCTTGTGCTGAACCACCAAACACTACGGAATTTTTTTACGTAGATATCGTCATATGGTTGTCCTGCGGCTTTGAGGAATACCGAAGTATAGGTATCCTTACGGTCCATATATTACTCTATTTTTTCACCTTGGCTGAGTTTATAAACTGCAAAGTCTGTTGTCTTGAAAAGTTTGTTAAGTTTTTTTGCAAGATTGTGTGCATGACCGGGATTGCTAAATGAAACCTTCTTGTATTTAGGACCGGGATAACTAGCCACTAGACTACCACTCTTTAGATTGAACGGCTCACCTTTATAAAACACAGCCCAAATGGCATCGCTTTCAAGAATTTGTTCAATCTTAAAAGTGTCCTTGTTTGCATATTCAAGTATAACTTTGGGTTTCGGTCTGCTCATTAATACGTGTTTCCTAATTAACCACGTATATATTTATCAAGAACCGAAGCCGCCCCCATCGAACTTAACGTCAATCCTAGTAGTAGATTCACGAATTTCCGCCAGCATAGCATGTATTTCCTGAACGGTTCGACCTAATTTAGAAGTTAATACAGCTAATTCTGTAGTTAAATCGCGAGCCTCTTGTATAGACAGTCTAATATCTTTCTGTTGACTACGTTCTGCTGTTGCAACTCTAGCAAGTAGTCTTTCTACACTGGGCAGATTAGTGGGTAAATTATTTTGAGACATTCGACAACACCTGACGCATTTCGAGTTCTGTTTTAAATGGTCCTTGATATCCGTATCTTTGTAGAGTAATTAGTTTGGGACAGAATGATTTAACCCATCCTTTGTCAAACTTGATTACATAAAATCCTGCACAGTATAGACTTTTGCTATCTCCACTTTTTGTAAACAGGGGAAGTTTTCTTTTAATGTCAAACATAGCATTATGCGGAGTTGTACTGGTTGCATATCCATGAACTTCGTTAGGTTCGGCATCGTCTGCTTCTTTAAGAATTTTAGCAACAAAGAAATCTTTACCAAATTGTCGAGTTAGACTTTCTTTATTGTCGTAAATTTTAATACCTAGTTCGTTGCTGAGAACAAATCGATTGTCTTCGTTCTTTCTCAGTGTGGCAAACTTTGCGCCGTCTTTCTCAACAATCCAAAATTTGTTTTCGATAATTGGCTTAGCATGTAAATCGGTCATAGTGTGTACCTCGCATTAAGTGGCTCAGCGTAAGCCTGTGCCTGATCTGCAATCTTTTTAAGATCATACAGATTGCAAAATTTCATTAATCTAATTCCTACCTGACTGACATTTTTATTTGCCTGTGTTGCGGTAGTAATAGTTTCTGTCATAATCTGTCGAATATCATCTGGTTGAGCAGTCAGATCGATCAATTGACGATTGCGTTCGTAATCCTCTTTCACCCTATGCTCTTTACCTTCATGGTCGGTCCAACGTTGCAACATCATGTTGTTCCAATTGAACCCTTTTGTGTCTCTATCACCGTAGGCTTCACGGAGACCAATCTTATTCTTTGTGCCTTTTTCACGTACTCCCGGATATGCACTGAATACGTTGTCTGAGGTATCGCCTCGCATACACTTCTCAAAGAGTAGCCATTGCGGATCGGGCGCAACTTTTGGCTCTTGAGTTTTTTTATCAATAACGGGCAAACCCTTTTTATCAAAGTACCCTTCGTGCGTGATTGTTGTTTCTGAAACGCCATTATATTGTTTTACATTAGGTGCAATTAATTGTACAAAATCTGTGTCTGTGCTAATAATCACATGATCGTCTGCAGGATGCGTTTGAATCCAGCCTGCAATCAAGTCATCAGCTTCAAGTCTAGGATGTTGTAATACTGTACAGTTAGTCTTTTCTGCTACAAAATCTTTAAATGTGTCAAATGCTTCCCAAAACACACGTTCTTCTTCTGCTTCACGTTCTGTGTGTGCTGCTCGAGCAGCAGTACGCTGGGCCTTATAAGGCTTATAAAAATCTTTACGCCAGCTTCGACCTTCTAAGAAGAATACTACGTGAGTACCGCCAAAGTCTTGCCATGCTTTCTTAATACTGTTAAGAGTAATGTGAAAAGCCATACCTAGCTTAATGTCAGCATCACCGTTGATAACGTGCCTAGCACGGAAGAATGTATTAGCAGTATCAACTAGAATATATGTCATAGGTTATTTTTTCTAACAGAATTAATATCAATAACGCCAGTGTTAACAGCGCCTCCAAAATCTCCGTCAACTACTACATTAGCACATAATTCACGGAACCAGCGATCTACAATTTCTTCGTCTTTATCTCCGTCGAAACCGTATCCTTCTTGTTTTAATTTTAACACAAATTGGTCGTTCCAGTCAAGTTCAAAAAAACCGTTGCGTACATTATCTTTATTGATATGAGTGTTAAGAACACCCACCCACGGTTCTTTTAATTTGGTTGCACGATCCTTTGGACTCATTTTGGCAAGCTCTTCTGCTTCCTTGGCTCTCTCGGCTGCATCTACTGCTTCTTTAGCAAGTTTAGTAGATTCTTCTGCTAGTTGTACTGCTGCCGCAGTTTCTGCTTTGATTTTATCAATGCCAAATAGTTTTTCTATAAAGCGTTTCATTAGGTTCCCCACTCATTTTTAAACAACGGCACCTGCAACCTATCACTATACCGCCATCCACGTGTCATTGCAGCCAAGGCTACATTCTTTGCGTTCAGTGTATAAACACTTTCTACGCCGCCGACTGGCATTAGATAAACATGTCCTTTAAATCCTGCTTCTCTAAATTCTTTTACAGCATGTTCTGCATCAATAATATCTTCAGCAGTTGCTACTACAAATTTTAGATAGGCAGTGCCCACTTCTTCATATTCACAGACAACTTCTGGTCTAATTGCTTCAAACCAATCCTCTCCACTGGCCGGCAGTTTAGCACTCACTGAGAATGTAAGTTCCTTACCTACTTCACTGTTCCATTTAGATAGATACGCTTTAAACTCTGGAGTTAGTTTCTGAGTACCGTTTGTTTCAAAGGTAATCTCTTTCAATCTCCGCATCTTAGAATTGTTTAACAAATCTGGATATGCACGTTGCCAACCTAGCAAGGGCTCACCGCCTGTAATAACTAGATGCTCGTCTTGCCAATCGTTGTGTGGAATGATCTCCATAATGCGATCTACAATAGCTTCACTAGTGAGC